CTCAGCCAGACAGCGCACACCGACTGCAAGGAGAAGCCAGGGCTCGGGCTCGTGTGTGCTGAGGATTGCGGGACCCGGCAGTTCCTGGCCTGGCTGGAGGAGCCGTTGACCAGCTGGGAGATCGAAGAGGAGGAACGGCGGAAGAAGCGGTGGGCAGCACTACGACGGGGCGAGATCGCCATATAGCGAAAGGAGGTTCATCGTGGCTCGGATACCGGACCGGGAGTACCGGGACATGATGAACTCCCCAGCGGTCCAGGTGAAGCTACAGCTCCGCGCCGAGGCAATCCAGACGTACGCCCGGAGTCGGATCCACAAGCGTAGCGGCGAAACCGCCCGGTCCGTTGCTGTGGAGATCGCGGTGCGGGAAGACGGGGTCCTGGTCCGCCGGGTCGGGTACGACCTCGACGTCACCGACTCCGGTCCGTATTACGAGTTTGGTACCGAGGACACTCCCCCGCATCCGACGCTTCGCCAAGCCGGCAGGAGCGCCCGCTGATGGGCCGCCTGTACGACGCCTACATCCAGGTGGGCCCGAAGTTCACCGGCATGGGCGACATTCGCAAACAGGGTGACGCCGCCGGCAAGCAGTACGGCGAGGCCCTGGCCAAGGCAGCGGAGAAGGCAGCCGCGGCGAACGTACGGCGCCTCGGTGAGACGCTGGCCAAGGCGCGGTCTGCGGAGGCCGACGCTGCCGGGAAGGTGCGGGTCGCTGAGGCGAAGCTGAACGAGGTCCGGGCGGACAGCAGGGCGAAGGCGTCGCAGATCGCGGCGGCCGAGGAGAACCTGGCGAAGGCGCAACGGAAGTCGGCCAGCGCGACCGACACCGCGAAGACTGCGGCCGAGTCGCTGGACAAGGCTCGGGACAAGGTGTCCAAGTCGGCCGGCGACGTCGGCACGAAGACCGGTAACCGGTTCTCCGACGCGTTCAAGAAGGTCACGGCCAGCCGCGCCGATTCGGACGGCAAGGTGGTCGGGACCCGGTTCGGGGTCGGGTTCCACGGTGCCTTCGGTGGGATCATCTCTCGGTCGTCGGGCCTGTTCGCAGGGCTGGGCCTCGGGCTGGTCGCGAAGGACGCCGTCAACCTCGAGGCGACGTTCTCCCAGACGATGAACACTATGGCCGCGGTCGCGGGGGTTCCGGCGGCTCAGATCAAGGAGCTGTCGGCTCTGGCCCTGAAGATGGGCGCTGACACCACGTTCTCCGCTGCTGAGGCGGGGGACGCGATGCTGGAGCTCGCCAAGGGTGGTATGAGTGCCGCGGCGATCAAGGCCGGTGGCCTGAGCGGCACGCTGCAACTGGCGGCTGCCGGCGGGACGGACCTGGCGACGGCGGCCACGATCGCGTCCAACGCGATGGGCGCCTTCAGTCTCAAGGGCTCGGACATGGCATCGGTCGCGGCGGCCCTGGCCGGCGGCGCGAACGCGTCCAGTGCGAGCGTCGAATCGCTGGGGCAGGCGCTGTCCCAGGTGGGGCCGGGGGCCAAACTGGCGGGGCTGTCGCTGCAGGACACGGTGGGGGTGCTGTCCGCGTTCGACTCGGAGGGCATCAAGGGATCCGACGCCGGTACGTCGCTGAAGACGATGCTTACGCGGCTGGTCCCCAGCACTAAGGCGGCGTCCACGACGATGAAGGAACTTGGTCTCAAGTTCACCGACGCTCAGGGTCGGTTCCTGCCGATCACCAACATCGCCGAGCAGTTGCGGACCAAGCTGGGCAAACTATCGGCGGAGCAGAAGACGACGGCCCTGGCCACGATCTTCGGTAGCGACGCGACCCGGGCCGCGTCGGTCTTGATGGACCAAGGCGCTGCGGGGATTGGACGCTTCATCAAGGCGACCCAGGACCAGGGCGCGGCGCAGAAAGTTGCCGCAGCGCGGATGTCGGGTACGGCGGGAGCTCTGGAGTCGTTCAAGGGGTCGGTGGAGACGGCGAAGCTGCAGCTGGGTCAGTTCCTGGCCCCGGCGATCCAGAAGGGCCTGCAGGAACTGACGAAGGGCGTGAACGGGCTGGTCCCGGCAACGAAGAGTTTCGCTGGGTTCCTAGGCGATTCCGTCGTTCCGAGAATGAGAGACTTCGTCGGGTTCGTTGTCCGGGCAAAGGACTTCCTGATCCCGTTCGTCGCTACTTTGGGTGCCGCCTACGGCGCGTTCAAAGCACTCGCGATCATCCGGTCCGTTGTGGCCGGCGTCATGGCTCTAAACGCTGCCCTTATCGCTAACCCTATTGGCCTGGTGGTTGTGGCCCTGGCCGCCCTGGTCGGCGGACTGGTGTACGCCTACAAGCACTCGGAGACGTTCCGGGCGATCGTGGACGCGGCGTTCCGGGCGATCGTTGTGTCCGGCAAGTTCATGTGGGACAACTACCTGCGGCCGATGTTCGCCGCCTTCGGCGCGGTTCTCCAAGCCGTGTGGGGGAAGGTCCAGCTGTTCGCCAAGATCGTCGGAATTTCCTTCGGCGCGATCAAGGAGCCCGCGCGGATCGCTATCAAGTACGTGATCGACGCGTTCCTGAACATGGTCGGTGTGGTCCTCACCGGAGCGGCGAAGGCGTTCGGCTGGGTGCCGGGGCTCGGCGACAAACTGAAGGGCGCTTCGCAGGCGTTCAACCGTTTCCGCGACTCGGTGAACCGGACCCTGGACGGGATCCACGATCAGTCGGTGAACGTGGCCATCACGCTGCAGGACCGGATCAACGCCAAGCAGGTAAACCGGGCGGTGGCGAACAACCTGGACCGCCGAGGCATCAAGGTCTACGCGCGAGGCGGCGACGTGTCCGGCGGCATCCCGGGCGTGGACTCGGTGCCGGCGCTGCTGATGCCCGACGAGCATGTCCTGACCCGGGAGGACGTCAAGGCGATGGGCGGCCAGGAGGCGGTTTACCAGTTCCGCGGCCAGCTGCACAAGTTCGCCAACGGCGGGGCGGTGGACTTCGATGTTCACGCCGGGATCAACAACCGCGGAGCCGCGGCGTCTGCCGCCGCCGGTGCCAATGCCTACGTCGCTCGTACGGCCTCCGCGATCGGGTCGGCGGTCCGGGCGGCTCTAGCCCCGTTCGCTGCCGGCGCGGCTCCGTCCGGTCCGCCTGGATCGCGTCAGTCCTTCCGGGGCGTGACGCTGAACACCCGGACCATTCAGATGTTGCTGAACGCCGAAAAGATCCTCGGCCACATGTTCCACATCATGCAGGGGTCTTACTCGACCAGGGTCTCTGCTTCCGGGTCCACCCATGCCGGCGGCGGGGCCATGGACACGGATGGCCCGGGCGGATGGGACAGGGCCGTGTCGGCTCTCCGGAAGGCGGGTTTCGCAGCCTGGCACCGGACGCCGTCACAGGGACCGTGGGGCCACCACATCCACTCGATCGCGATCGGGGACTCCTCGGCATCGCCGGCCGCCAAGCGCCAGGTCCAGTCGTTCCTCCGCGGGGGCGACGGACTCGGCCACGGGATGAAGTTCGGTGGGGCGGTACTGCCGGTCAAGAAGTACGACACTGGTGGCAACTGGCCGCCGGGGACCTTCGGCTACAACGGCACCGGGAAGACCGAGACGGTACGGACCGCCGAACAGGAGGCCAGCCTGGGCAAGTACGTCAACGTCAGCGTCTACATTGATGGTCAGGAGTTCCGGGGCATGGTCCGTCACGAAGTGTCGGAGACGAACCGGGCCGACGCTATCAGCTACAACCTCTAGGGGGACGGCGTGCCGATTCTGATCAGCGACACCCCGCCCGACGTACCGCTCTCGGAGGTCGTGGACGTACTCCCAACCGCCTGGGGCCAGCCGTCCATGACTTGGACCGGGTGGACTGGGGAGACCTTCAACCTGGCCGGCGACTTCAAGGCAGCCACGCTGATGGAGGCCGAAGGCCGGTCCGGGCTGGTCATGCCCCCGATCGAGCACTACTCGGTCCGTGCCGCCACCAGCGACGGTGAGACGTGGCAGGGGTACAACGTCCTGCCACGGGACGTGACGTGGCCGATCATCATCGTCGGGGACTCGCCGCAGGCCATGCGCGAGGAACACCGCCGGTTCCTGGCCACGATGCGGCCAGACCAGACCGGGACCCTGGACGTTTACGCCCCGGACGGCGAGAAGCGATCCCTGACCCTTCGTTACATGGCCGGCGCCGAAGGCGACTTCGGGACCACGACGTACGGCGGGTACTGGCTCCGGCACTCGATCAAGATGCGGGCCTACGACCCGTTCTTCTACGGCGACCCGATCACCCAGCCCTTCGCCTACGCACCTGGTGTGAACTTCTACGGCGGCGGCACCGGCACCACGGCGCCCCTGTTCTACATCTCTTCGTCCCGGACTGTGGACTCCGCGCAGATCACCAACCCCGGGGACGCCGATGTCTACGGCGTGTGGCGGATCTACGGCCCGTTCACTTCGGCCACGGTCGGGTTCGGATCATCGACCATCGTTCTCCCGTTCACGATCTCGGCTCCCCATTGGGTCGAGGTAAATACCGATCGCCGCGTGGCCACGATCGTGGACGACCTGGGCGCGAACCGCTGGGCCGACGCCGGCACGGTGAAATTCGCTCCATTGCCGGCCGGAGCGACCACGACCCTGGCTGTGACGATCGCCGGGGCGGGCACCGGGACCGCAGTGGAGTTCAGCTTCCGCCCGAAGTTCTGGCGGGCCTGGTGAGCGAGTTCCTGTGGCAGGTCTACACCAACACCTACCCGTACGAGAAGGTAGCCGAGGCCGCCACGTACACGTCGTGTGAGGTCATCCGCCGGCACAACCAGGTGGGGTCCTGGAAGCTGACTATGTCACCGGCGGACGGAGCCCTGCTCGAGCTCGCTCGTCCGGACCGCCGGGTCACCGTGGACTACAACGGACACCGGGTCTCCTCCGGAACGGTCCACGGCGTACGGCAGGCCAGAGACGGACGATCGGTCGTCAACGAGGTCTACGGGTACGACGACCTTCGCTGGCTTGAACGCCGGCTGGCCGCGCCGGACCCGACCGCCACCTACCCAGCGGACGGAGTCTCGTTCACAACCGGGTTTAACTACCGGGACTACATCGCGGACAACGCTGAGACGATGATCAAGTATTGGGTTACCCGGAATGCGGTTACCCGAGCCCCGATCCCCGGCCTCGTGGTGGCTACGGATCTCGGTCGCGGAGCGTCGAAGGCGTACGGACCTCGCTGGGACACGTTGCTGGAGGCAACCGCCAGGATCGCCAACGGCACCGGACTCGGGTTGTCGCTGGTCCAATCCGGGGACCACCTGGTGTTCGACGTCTACGAGCCGCAGGAACAGCCGGTCAGGCTGAGTGAGAACCTGGACAACCTCCGGGCCTGGGAGTACGTGCTCGAGGCACCTATTGCCACACGGCTGGTGCTCGGTGGACCAGGGGACGGAACCGCTCGCAAGTTCATGTGGAAACGGCTTACCTCGTCCGAGACCGATTGGCTTGTGACCGAGAAATTCGAGGACGCGACCGAGGGCGACACTGACGCCGAGATGTCCGCTCGTGGCGCGGAGTTGCTGGTCGAGTACGCCCCGCAGGCAGGGTTCTCTGTCACGCCGGAGGACACGGTCTCGATGCGGTACGCCGAACACTACAACGTCGGGGACAAGGTGCGAGTCGAGGTCGCGAACGGAGTGTTCATCCCGGACACTGTGACTCAAGTAGTGTTGTCGCACCAACCAGGATCGGCGCCGCTGGCCACCCCGACGGTGGGCAACAGCGACGCAGCGAACAAGTCGTCGGCGTTGGCACGCAGCGTCCGGACCACGTTGACCCGGCTTCTACGGCAGCAAAGGATCAGGTAATGGCGTTCACCGGTAAAGGATTCACGGGCACGGTCACGGACGACGACTTCGCGGACCTGTTGAACGGAGCCGCGGAACACGGCGTGGTCTCGCCGTACGGCAGCGCCGGCATGGAATGCACCCGGGTCGTCGGATCGAGGTCGCTCCGGGTGGACGTGGACGCTACTTCCACGGTCGGCCGGGTCCAGGCCCCCGGTGTCCTGGCCACCCTGACCACACCGACCAACGCCACCGCCGCGCCGACATCCCCGACGAACAACCGAATCGACATGTGTGTGGCCCGGTTCACCTGGGCGACCAACACTGTGGCGCTGGTGATGAAGGAAGGGACTCCGGCCACGTCCCCCGTCGCGCCGGCCCTGACCCAGGACCCGGGCAACGTCTACGAGGTCCCGCTGGCCACGGCGTCTCTGACCACCGCGGCGACCGAGTACACCGCCGGCTCCGTGGTGGATCGACGGTACTGGATGCAGGCCGGTCACTTCGTGGCCCCCTCGACCACGACCTTCCCGTCCGCCCGGCCCGGTGCCTTGCTCTACCACCCGGACACCGACCAGCTGCGGATGAAGAAGGTCTCAGGCTGGGCCCTGTTCAATGCGCAGTCCGACTCCGGGATCCTCGCCTTCGGCCCGTACGGCGGGTTCCAGGGATCCATCTTCCGCGGCTACCGACGTAATGGCATGGCCACTCTGGTGTTCGCCACAACGAAGATGAACAACGACATTGTCAACCTCGACATCGACGGGTCGATCAATGGTCAGGGCCTCAACCCTGTGTTTTCCGTCTACGGCCAGGTGCGGGTCACGTCGCCGTACGGCTACGCCGCCTGGTCAGTCAGCCCGACCGGAGACTTCCACATCGAGAAGCTGACCGCGAACGCCGGTGCCGTCATCACCGGTACCCTCACCTACCCAGTCGGGAGCTGACATGGCCAAGGTTCTGTACGGCGGCAGTACCGCGGACTTCGCGGTGGCCACCCAGGCAGTCCAGGACTACCCGAACGGCAACAGCGTCGATGTCCTGAAGTTGGCCACCACGTCGCTCGAGGTCTGGACCGCCGGCACCGGAGGCACCCAGGTCACGGACCTGGCCCTGTTCACCGGTTCCTACACCGTCCCCGGATCAGCAGCCACTACGTTCTCACCGCAGGCGAACGGAACCTTCCTGGTCTGGGCCGAGGACACTCTGGGCTCGGTCTACATCATGCCGACCGGCGGCAGCTTCCGCTGGGTCATGAACCCGATCAATCTCGGGTCCCGGGTCCGGGCGATCGAAGCCGGGTCGTACGTTGCGACCTCGAGTGTCGGCCAGATCGGTGGGGTCGCCTCGCTGGACTCTACCGGCAAGGTCCCCACGGCCCAGCTCCCGGCGATGGTCGGTGGCGACCTGGACTCGAGCGACTACAACGTGGCCAACGGCATCCCGCAGCTGGACTCCAACACCAAGATCCTGTACTCACAGCTTCCGGTCGGGACCACCACCGGGACGGTTCTGGCCGCGAACACCGCGCTTCCGTACGCCAGCCTCCCGGCCGGAGTGAACGTCACTCAGATATGGGACGGCACCGGTACGACGCCGAACCGGGTCACTACCCGGACGGACCTGATCGTCATCTGGCGCTCCCCGGTCGAACCGTCGTACGCCGCCGGCAAAGCGATCGCCGGTACCGACGAGTGGCGGAACACCGCGCCATGAGCACCCTGACCGAGTGGCGCTACCTGACCGGGACGCACTGGCGCCGACGTGGGTACCCGGACATCGACCCAGCTGGCGCGGTGCCGGTCGCTTCCGGTACGGCCACGGACATTCAGACCGCTCTCAATGCCGCGGCCTCGGACGCCGTGGTCCTGCTGGCGGCCAACACGGTCTACACCGGGTTCGAGTCGATCAACCAGTCATACGGGCTGGTGCTGAAGGGGTCGCAGAAACTACTGGGCCAGACCGGCACCGTTCTGGACGGCTCGGTCCTGCTCACCGGATGGACCGCCGGCACCGGCTACTGGTACAAGGACGGAGCACTGCCGGCCGCCTACCTCGGCACCTGGAACGGCACCACGTTCAGCAACGACGGCGGCCAGTCGGAGATCCCGTACGGCAACACCACCCGGCCGGACATCGCCGGCGCCTGTTACCCCCGAGAACAGGTTTGGTACGACGGCATTCACCTGACCCGGGTGATGCGCCTGGTGGACCTGACATCCTCGGTCACGGGCGAGAGCTTCGCCAACCGGTTCTACCAGGACTTCGCCACGAACCGGGTCTACATCAACGTCGATCCGACCGGCCACGAGGTCCGGATGTCCCGGGCTCGGTACCTGATCAACACCGCGGACGGCGGGTACCCGAACACCCCGGTCGCCAACCGGCTGTCGAACCTGACAATCCGGAGATTCGCGTCGAAGTCGCAGCTCGGAGCGGCCACGATCTCCGGCCCTGGCTGGATCGTGGACGGTTGCACCTTCACCGGGAACCACGCGATCGGTCTGCACCTGACTAACGCCGACGGCGCCCAGGTCCGGAACAACCGGTTCCACCTGAACGGGCAGCTGGGGATGGGCCACAACTCCAGCGACAATACCGTTGTTGAGGACAACGAGTTCTACGCGAACAACACGGACAGTTACTGGGCTGCGGACTGGGAGTCCGGGGGCTACAAGGCCACGTACTCGCTGAACAACATCTTCCGCCGGAACAAGATTTGGAACAACGTCGGCGTCGGTGCCTGGTGGGACATCGACAACCGGACGCCTCAGGTCTACGAGAACGACATCTGGGACAACCAGGCAGACGGGATCCGGTTCGAGATTAGCTACGGTGCCGACATCCACAACAACTGGATCACCGGCAACGGGCTCTACTTCCCGTACGGGCTGCGGGTCCCGGCGTCGCCGTATTCGATGCTGGCCGTTGCCGGCGTCAACGTGAACTCGTCCCCGGACGTCAAGGTCCACCACAACATCATGAGTCCGGACCCGACGCGCCTGGTTGCGACGTCGATCTCACCGGCGGCAGCGGTCCACACCCGCGGAAACCAGAACGGGGTCGGTGCCCAGATGCGGGACCGTGGATCCGGCGGCTACGGTCTACGGGACCTGCACAACCTGGACGTCCATGACAACGATGTGACCCTGACCACGTACTTCCTGGCAGACATCGCGGCGCAGGGAAAGACGCCCACGGCAACGGGTACTGAGTTCGGTGCCACGGTCAACGGTCTCCGTACGCTCCAGGTGGACACGACGCTGTACTACACCGCGGCGAAGAACAACCGGTTCTACAACAACACGTACCGGGTGGACTCGGCGTCCAACAAGCGGTTCGCCTGGAACCAGACGTATCTGACCCTGGCCTCGGTGCAGTCCACCACGGCCACGACGGACAACCCCCAGGAGGTCGGCTCGGTGGTGCTCACCGCGCCTCGGCCAGGGATCCGGGTAGCGGCGTCCGGCGACGACGGGACCTGGACGTCGGTCGGTACCACGGCGTACTCGCCCACCACGACGGCCAATCTGATCGGGGACTTCGACGCCACCAACTTCGGGCACTGCGCGTGGATCCGGGTCACCGGTCTCACGGTCCCACAGGGAGCGACGATCGACACCGCCTACTTGGACATCCTCGCCAAGGGCATGAACGGTACCCCGCCGCCGATGACGATCCGGGCGCACAACTCGGCCAACTCGCCGGCACCCACCACCCGGACCGACGTCTCCGGCCGACCGCGGACGTTCGCGGGGGTTGACTGGGCGCCCACCGCCTGGCCGGTCGGTACCTGGATGAACAGCCCGTCCGTGGTCTCGGTGCTCCAGGAACTGGTGAGTCGGTCCGACTGGACCCCGGGCAGCGCGGTCACGTTCCTGATCGAACCGCAGGTGATCGGGTTCTCCGCTCAGCAACTGATCTCGTTCACGGCCTGGGACGACCCGACCAGGGCCGGCGCCGGTCTCATCTACACCTACCACTAGGAGGCACCGTGGCTACCGTCAACGTGCAGACCGCTGCCTCCACCGACGACGGAGGATGGTCCGAGGCCGGGTACTGGTCCCCGACCGCCACCATCATCCGGTTCGGTGACGCCTCGCCCACCGACTACGGGCGCTCGGCATGGTTCCGGTTCGTGACCGGGATCCCTGCCCTGTCGGCTGTGGCGTCGGCCACCCTGACCCTGATCCCGAAGGGGATCTCCGGGACCCCGATCCCGACGCTCCGGATCACGGCCGCGAAGGAGGACGCCGGGGCGGCCCCGACCACGATTACCGATGCCCGGACCAGGACCCGTACGACGGCGTACGTGGACTGGACCCCGCCGTCCTGGGGGACCGGCGTACCGCAGGCGTCCCCGTCGATCGCCTCGGTTGTTCAGGAGGTCGTCAGCCGGCCCGGGTTCTCCGGCAACCTGCTCCTGTTCGTGGAAGACCTGACCACCGGTTCCGCCACCCTGACCGCGCAGCTGTCCGTGGATTCCTTCGACGGCGTACCGGCGAACGCAGCATCGTTCGCGGCGACGTACACCCCGCAGGCAGCGCCCACGGCGACGATCGGCGGGCCGACCACGGTCGCCACGTCCACCGGGATCACGGTCACTGGGACCGGTACGCCGAACACTGCTGGGGCGACGATCACCGCCTACACCTGGCGGGTCGTCAGCGGCTCCGGGTCCTTCAACAACACCGCGCTCCAGAACCCGACCTACACCGCCGGGTCCACAGCCGGTACCGCCACGATCGGCCTGACCGTCACCGACTCCAACGGGCTGACCTCGACCGAGGCGACCCAGGTCATCAACATCACCGGTGGGTCTGGCGGGGCCACGGTGACCGACACGATCGCCGCGTCCGGCGACGACGGCTCGTGGCACAACGAGGGCGCCGGTTCGACGTCGATCACCGGGACCACGGTCGCTGTCGGGGACTCCTCGAGCACGGATAATGCTCGCTGGGGCTGGACCCGGTTCGTGCTGAACGTCCCCCAGGGATCGACCATCACCGCGGCCACCGTCTCGGTGAAGGCCAACGGGCTCACCGGCACCATCCCGGCGATGACGCTGGTCGCTGTGGCCGCCGACGACGGCCCGGTCTATACCAACCGTGCGGCGTACAACGCCCTGGCCCAGACGTCCGCCTCCGTGGCCTGGACGCCGGCCGCCTGGGTCGGCGGTACGACGTACACGTCCCCGTCGCTGGTGAGCGTGGTCCAGGAGGTCGTGAACCGCGCCGGCTGGGTCTCGGGGAATCACATCCTGCTCTTCTGGAAGGTCCCGGTAGACGCCTGGGCCTCGGCCAACGTGCTGACGTTCCGGGCCTGGGACGGGTTCCCGACCGAGGCCGCCTCGATCTCGGTCACCTACTCCGGGTCCGCCGTACCGACGCCCAATGCCGGCGCCGATCAGGGCCCGGTGGACTCGAAGCGGAACATCAACCTGTCCGCGGCCGGGTCCACAGGGTCACCGAACGTGTACCTGTGGCGGATCATCTCCGGCGGCGGCTCGCTGTCCTCGACCACGGTGTCCAACCCGACGTACAAACCGCCGGCCACCACAGCCGGTGGCGTCGCCGTGATCGGGCTCCGCGTTGGCGTGGGCACTGTCGGTTCAGCAGAGGATACGATGACGGTTACGTACCGTCCGCACACAGAGTGGATTGTCAACGGGGCCGCCGTCCTCACCTACATGTCCTAGAGGGGTCAACCATGCCGATTCTGGTCAACACCGCCGAAGAAGTGCTGACCCTCGAGCAACGGGTCACGGCCCTGGAGGGCATCCGGGACGAGCAGTCCCACACCATCGTCCTTCTTGCCGGCCGGCTGGCCTCGGTGGAACAGGCGCTGGCTGACCCGCCCCCGATCCTGGCCGCCGGATCGTGATCATCGGCAACATGTCCATGTCGTCGCGCTGGTTCCGGAGCTTCCAGGCGGTGGCATACGGGTTCCTCGGCCTGGCCGGCGCGATCCTCATGGCCGACCCCACTCGGTCGGTTCAGGGACAGACCCTACTGATCCGGGTGTTCCTGTCCGGGTTCCTGGTGATCGGTGCCCTACAGGCCGTGATCGGTGTGACCCTCGACCTGTGGCTGATCGAGTTCCTGGGGCTCCCCCTGCTCGGCGCGGCGGTGCTCGCCTTCGTGGTGATCCTGCTGGACGCCCAGACGACCGGCGCCTTCGCCGTGGCCTGCTTCTTCTCGGCCGTGTTCACGATACTCCTGCGCCGGTTCCTCGACCTGTGGTCCCTGCTGACCGGCGCGAAACGAGCGTTACGGGGCGGTCACGGATGAACATCAACGCGCTGACCGCGATCCTCGGGATCATCTTCGGCGGCGGCATGGCCACGGTGATCCTTGCCTTCTTCCGGGGTACCGACGTCTGGAGATCCGGAACCCAACGCAGCGAGGCCCGAGCCATTCAGAACGTGGAGCGATACGCTAAGGCTGCGGACCGTCGCGCTGCGGAGGCAGAGAAGCGGTCCGACTATCGGCAGGACCTCGTGGACTTCTGGCGCGGGGTGGCCGCCGATCGCGCGTACGTGATCACGACGACGCTGGGCAAGGAAGCCCTTCCGGCGCTGCCACCACTCCCCACGCCGCCGGTAGAGATCCCGGAATCGGCGGCCGATACGAAGTTGCTGGACGAGGCGAGACACGATGACTGAGCAGTTGAAGCCGACCCGCGGAGACGTCAAGGACAAGAAGGCAGGGCAGACGCTGATCGTCAGCGCGGTGGCCCAGCTGGTGACCCTGGCGGTCCTGGCCCTGATGTTCTGGATCTACACCACCCAGAACGAGGTCATCGGCACCCTTGCCGGCCAGCTCAGCGCCCAGCAGAAGCAGTTCGACGTCTGCAAGGACAAGCCAGTCGGTACACCGGGCTGCACGAAGAAGGTCTCCGCGGACGCTGACAAGATCGTGGACAAGGCGAAGATCCCGGTCATCGGCGTACCGGTGCCGGGGCCTCGAGGCGAGCCGGGCCTGGACGCTCCCCAGGCGTCGGAGATCCAGGCCATGATCGTGACCGAGCTCGCCAAGACCAACCCGAAGCTGACCCCGTCGCAGGTCCAGCAGATCGCCCGCGTGGCCGCCTCCCTGGTCCCGAAGCCGGCGGACGGCAAGACCCCCACCACCGAGCAACTGAAGCCGCTCATCGCCGTGGCGGTCGCCGTGTTCTGCGGCGAGGACCGCTGTGTCGGGAAGCCGGGCCGCGACGGCAAGGACGGGCAGGACGCTCCGGCACCGACCGACGAGTACCTTCGGGCACTGGTGAACGAGTCCCTGGCCGCGTACTGCAACCAGGACAACCGGCCCTGTCAGGGTGCCGTAGGCCCGACCGGACCCCAGGGCCCCGCCGGACCGTCTGGTCCTGCCGGCAGCACCGGTGCTGCCGGCCGCAGCGTCACCGATACCGACTGCGTTGGCGAGGGCTCCGACTCACACTGGACCGTCTCCTACAGCGACGGCACCACGGATACGGCGGCGGGGCCATGTAAAATATCTAGCACGCCGCAAACCCTTCTGAAGGCAGGACGCTAATGGCTCGGCCTATGACCGCCGCAGAGATGCGCGCAGCGATGAAGAAGTGGCACGTTCAGTACAAGGAGTATCCGGGCTGGACGACCCGTCACCGGCCGGGAGCCTTCTCCGACATCCGCGGGATCGTCATTCACCACACCGGGTCCGACGCCCAGTCCGACAGCTACCTGGACTGGATCTTCACCCAGGGCAGGGCGTCCGAGGGCATCCCAGCCCCTCTGTGCCACGTCTCCACCGACTTCGACGGGGACGTACACCTGGGGGCCCTCGGCCGCGCCAACCACGCCGGCAAGGGGTCCTCGGCCACGTTGGCGAAGGTCACCCTCGAGCAGTGGCCGGGCCTGACCCAGGAGACGAAGCCGGGCCCGGACAACACGGACGGCAACGCTCACTTCTACGGCAACGAGGTCCGCTACGACGGCGGCCAGCCGATGACCGCTCAGCAGTACGCCTCGGCCGTCCGCTGGGCCGCTGCGATCTGTGACCACTACGGCTGGTCGGCCATGTCCGTGATCGGACACCGTGAATGGTCCAGCCGGAAGAACGACCCTGGTAAGTGCCCGATGAACAAGTTCCGGTTCGACGTGGACCGGCTCCTCAAGGCCGGACCCCCCGGCGCCGCGAAACCCAGCACCTCGACACAGGAGACCGACATGGCGCTGACTGACGCCGACGTGGCCAAGATCCTCGACACCCCGCTCCAGCCCGGCGGCGCGGACGTGACGCTCCGGTCCGCCGGATTGCAGATCCACTGGCTGTACCAGGGCTTCCTCCAGGGCGGCAAGTTCGAGCAGCTGCTCCAGAAGGCGGCCACGGCCCAGCTGCTGGCCCCGGGCCAGGACATCAACAACCAGCTAGATCGCATCGAAGCCGACACAGACAGGATTCAGTGATGTGGACCAAGGCGTTCTGGGCCGCTGCTGGTGAGCGTGCCGTCAAGACCTTCGCCCAGACCCTGGCGTCTCTGATGACCGCCGATGGTCTGGGCCTGCTGGACGCGGACTGGACCGCTCGCCTGTCGGCCGCTGCCGGCGCTGCGGTGCTGTCGCTGCTGATCTCGGTGGCATCGGACCAGATCGGCAACCCGGGCCCGTCCCTGACCACGGAGACCACCGAGCCGGTGGACGCTCCCGAGGAACCCTCGACCGAGGAGTGGCTGGACGGCGGTCCGGTCGCCTGACCCCCGGAACGACGCCGGCCCCCAGGATCTCGAGCCTGGGGGCCGGTCGCTGTCTCAGATCACCACCACCGGGCGTTGTTTCCGTAGATCGACGCCTGACGCGGCTTCTCCCAGGTCTGGGACGGGACCGTGATGCCGTCGTCGTACGGGTGCATGCACGAGTCGGTCTCGCTGTCCGGCCGGTGGCCGAAGCCCTGGGAGTGGCCGAACTCGTGGAGCCAGACACTGACCCACCGGTCACCGGTGCGGCACGGTTGGGACGTCGCCGCGGACGTGTTGATCTGGACCTCCGACGTGACCACGAACCCGGTCGTGGCGCTGTAGCTGGTCGGGGCCTTCCCGCACACGTTGTCCGGCAGGGTCGCCGGCTTGAAGACGGTCCGCTGTGACGGCGGGAAACCGCTCGCCCCGCAGCCGCCGGCCGTCTTGCGGACGTAGGTGTTCAGCAACCCGTTGTTCAGGGCCTTCCACTCGGCCGCGACGAGTCCGTAGCCTTGAGGACACCGCCGCCCACACACTGCGGAGGACAGGTCCGGATCGTCGGGACCTGCTGTACTTGCTGGACCGGAACGGCCGGAGCCGTCGTCCCGGTGACGGCGACGAGGCCGATGGACATGAGCCCTACGGCGAGGAGTTTGCGCATGAAGGTGCCTTCCTGAGTTTGCGTGCATGACGCTTGCAGCTGTGGCCACAGTAGCGCTGACGGTGTTCCCGCGGGCTGAACCAGTGCCGGCAGTCCGGGTTCTGGCACATCCGCACGGGCTACTTCTTCCCTTTGCCCTTGCTCTTGTCGTCGGTCATGTTCAGCTGCTCCCGGATCTCCTTCGGGCTGAGCTTCGGGCGGTTCAGCTTGGGCTGACGGATGCGGTCCTGGTACGGGTCCGGTTTCTTGGGCATGGTTCAGCGTCCCTTCATGTGCTTCGGGTTGGCCTGGCCCTTGGCCTGGATGCGTTGCTGGCGGGCCGCTTCCCGGCGCTCGTTGAAGTTCCGGCGGCCGGCTTCGGGGTCGTCCTCACGCTTGGCGTGACGGCCCTTGGGATTCTTCTGACTCACGGGTCAGATCCTCTCTGAAGTCAGGTCTTCGGGACTATCGAGCCAGGTAATCATTTCTGTCGCAGTGTCGCCTACGGCAATACGTACGTTGCCGGCGAACATCGGGATTTCGGGTGGGTTCATGTGCTGGATGACTGCGCTGATCTCCGCGACGTCATCCAGCGCGAGCTCCACGATGACGAGAGCGGTATGGGTGGCCATGCTGATCAGATCCTTCCGTAGTGGTGCTGGGTGGGGGACGAGGGGTGGATCTTGCGGAGGCAGCGCCAGGTGATCGACGCGTCCTCGTTTCCGGCCTTGGACGACGGGCACTGGGGCAACAGGTCCAGGACCCGGCCGATCAGGCACACGCATCGGGAACCGGCCTCGTCGGACCAGCACCGGTCGTCGTGGGTCGCGTCGTCCAGCAGGTCGGCCAGGTGCTCGATCAGATCGCCTTGTGGCTGGGCCAGGTGGAGTGGGCAGAAGTCGTAGTGGAACGGGCTCGGCGTACTGCGGTAATCGCCAGGCCAGCAGGAGCAGAGACCGGTGACGGTGGTCACAGCAACTCCAGTCGGGTCTCGGTGCGGGTAGTGGTGAACTGGCCGGCCAGGTCCGGATGCTCGGCCCGGAACTTGACCGTCTGGAACTGGGACTTCTCGATCGTCTTGGCCTGGACGACACGCTGGCCGCGGACGGTGCCGAATTCCTTGCCGGACTCGCGGATCCGGGCCAGGATCTGGGTCTTGGCTTCCTCGGCCCGTTCCCTGGCCGCCTTCTCGTCCGCCCGGGCCCGGGCCAGCTGCTCGATCAGGTGGGACATCTCGTCCAGCGACACGGCCTCGTCATCGGACGGCCGGTCCGGTGCCGGCTCGTTCTCCCAGACCCCGCCGAAGCGCTCAGCGAGCAGGGCCTGGATCTCATGTGGCATGGGGACCGTGACCGGGACAGTGCCGTGACTCCGGACCGGGACCCCTCCGTTCAGTTCCCCGGTCATCCAAGCGAGAGCCAGGGACTGGTCCGTGATCTCGATCGGGAAGCCGGGACTGATGCTCTCCGGCGCGATGCTGTTGGCCCGGATCCAGTCCAGGAACGGAACGTACCAACCGCCGAGAGCGGACTGGAAGTCCTCGGCGGTGGTGTCGGCCGGGATGGTGATGTGCATCATCGGGCCACCTGGCCCAGCCACCAGTTCACGTACGCGACGGCCAGGGCGCCGAGACTGGCGACCATCAACGCGCCGAGGACAGTGGCGGCGATCCGGTTCCATGCGATGTTCATAATTCCTCCGTAGCGGGTGCTTGTGTTAGAAGTTTAACACTGCTCTGGGGTCAGGTGTCAAGAGCAAGGGAAGCAGCCTCCGCGAGATTCAGAATCTCAGCGACGAGGACCGTTCGTTCGTCATCGGTAGCTTGGCTCAGGTCCCGGCCGCTGGCCCAGACCTCGTGTAGAAGCTCCATCGCCCAGGGGCTGGGCAAGTAGTTGTCCAAGACCCATCGGGGCTGGTCCCCGCGGCATGGACAGTAGCGACCGATGCAACTCATCGGGCATCACAGCACAACCCCTGATCGGCCCGGCCCTTGTACGGGCAGAAGAAGCAGCCCCCGCCAGGGGTGGCCGGCACTTGGAGCAGCGGGGCCCGGTTGCTGTTGCTCGCAGCTGTAGCGGCGACGTACGACCGGACGTGATCCAGCCGGACCAGGGCCTGTTCCGCGATCGCCGGCTGCCACGGCTCGGACCAGACGTACAGATCCTGGAGCGTCTTGGTCACGCCGAAGATCGCCAGGGCCACGCGATCGACCCGGTAGCCGCGGGCGGCCCAGCCGTTGCCGTAGGTGTGGGCCTGGACCCGGTACTTCGTGGACAGGTAGCCCCGGAGCCATTCGCCGTGCTGTGTGGCTCCGAGGAACTTCCAGTCCACCACGGTAAGGCTCGGCTTGTGGTAGGCGTCACTGGTGCCGACCACGCCGCGGCCACAGTCCACCGAGCACTCGAGCTCCCAGGTCGCTTTGGGCAGGTTCTCCTCCATCCAGGAGTGCATCGCCACGCCGCGGATCGACGGGAACGGGTCCTGCCAGCTGGGATTCTTCTCGACGCCGGCCACCTTGAACGCAACCTGCCGGGCACACGGCTCCCCGATCTCGGACGGCCCGATCTCCTTCTGGAGACCCCGGGACGCGCCGGCCGCGGCCACGGTCATGTCGTGGATGATGATCTCCCGCAACGCCTCCGACTCCGGGCCGTTGGAGTATGCGGTCCCCGGCTTCAGGCTGACGTTCACCGGCTTCGGGGTGAAGACGCCGAGAGCGGTCACTGTGACTCCGAGTTCAGGAACGGATCTCGTTCCGGATCGTAGTTCGGGTTCGGTGCTCCGCAACGGCGACAGGTGGGAGCAGACGATCCCACCCACCTGTAGTAAGTGAACCAGTGACGGGACCAGACCGTGGAACAGGTCACTGCGACCACCACCCGTACGCGATGCCGACCAGGGCAACCACGCCCATGACGAACAGGATCATCCACAGCGTCGGCCACCAGGTCTCGTCCGGTTGCCGGTACGGATCCGGCAACCGAGGCAGCGGCGGAGCCAGGTGCCACACATGACCGGATACCCGTTCCCCGACGACCTGTTGGATAACTACCCATACCCGTCCGCAGTCGTCACATTGCCAGGCAGTTCCCGGCTCGTACTTCTCAGCGGCTGGCTTTCCCTGGCAGCTGTGCTCTGGCGTCGGCTCCGAGATGATACGGCCGGTCATCGCTTCGCCTCCTGGCAGTTGGCACAGAGCCGGGC